CGTCTCAACCAACAGCGGCACCAATTCTGCTCAACGTTACCGATCTTCAATCGATTAAAGAGTGATAGCAGCGAATTTCGGCTTGACGCGTTCTCGGATGAGGTGGGAGTATTAGCCAGCAACTTAGAAGCTTTATGCCCACTTGGCTGGAAAAATCAAAGAACAGCTACCGGAGGTAAGCTTGGCTGACCGCCTGAAGATCCCAAGATTGACCGAAAGGAAACTCTATCAAGAGGCGGGAAGTCGTTGCGCCAACTGCGGAAAAACAGATGTCGAGAAGCTGCGCATACACCACATCCTACCGTTTTCAGAAAATCCAAAGCACGATCCAGAGCACATGATTCTTCTATGTCTTGAATGCCACGACGATGCGGATCGTGGAAATATCTCGCGAGAGGAACTATATGGCATGAAAAAGAGAAAATCGAATGTAATTCAGTTTCCTGGCGCAAAGCAGGAATCAACTCCCCAAATTACAGTTACTGGAAATGGCAATATAACCTCTGGAAGAGATACAAAGTTGATCTTGCCAAAAGCCCCAAAAGTCGCTGCGCCGACTGGGGGGTAAAACGAGATGTCAGGTAGTTTCCGGGTTAGGATGAGCCGCCGGATCGCCCTCTAGATCAATGAATCCGCGTATTTATGGAGATTGCCAGGGGTGGGCATTTCGTTTTGGGGAAAATGTGCATTTGTGTGCCTGTGTGCAGCGCGTGTGACGACCCCAAAAGCGGCGTAAGCAATTGAAACTAAAGGGGAAAGTGCGCCTTTCGCCATGCAAAACTGTGTGCAAAAGTCTGGTCGAAGTCGGAAACACTTCCGACTTGTGGCGTAAGTGCGTGAGATATAGCCGGATATTGCCGAAAAACGAGACAAAATCAAAGCGAGAGCGCCGACACTGCTCTGCGTTGCTGAGAAAACGACCGGCCCTTCCGGGTTAGTTATTTGCATAACAGCCAGTGAGAATAAGCGGCGCATCATAGCTCCTCGATCCAGAGCCACCAGTGGGCGCGTGGCAAATCTTGACGCAGACTCCGTAGGTCTCGCATGAACCATCGATGTCCCAGGTAAAACGCCCGGGCGTTCACCAAGATATTGCGCAGCCGTTCGAAATCCTCCGGGAACTCATCTTCGCGCCAATACCCACTGATGATCCCCTGGGACAGGCGCATGAGCTGCCCGAGGTTGTAGTTGACCGCCTGGTCCTCCTCCAGGATCGCCAGACCGTCGATGATGCCAATTAATTCCTGGCGGAATTTTTCAGCCATGCCATATTTCTCCCGTCGCGCTTGGCGAAGTTTGCGAGCAATTCATCCGGCTCATGGCCGGGGCCGCCAATCGGCCGGCAGGTTCTGACCCTACCATTATCATCAACATACGTCGCGGCACGGGCTTTGGTGTTCACAAAAACATATTGTGTGCGGGGCACTGCGTCCGCCCGGTTGGCCCGGTGGATTTGCACGAAGACCCGGTCGGCATTTTTCACGGTGTCCTGCGTCCGCCTCCAGTACGCCTCGGCGCCCTCGTTGAACTCGTTGGTAGCGGCGTGCTTGAGGAGCAACTTCGCAACATGCGAGTCGAACGCCCTGGACGGCCAATGAAGCCCCTCCTTGCCGGCTCGCTTCTGAAGATCGGAAACACGTATCGCATGCTCCTGGGGCGTCAGTTGTTGTAGTTGATCTGCGTCATCGTCGGAGACTCGCGGCCCCACGTCGATCTCTGCCTTGGTCTCCTCGAAAATGGCGAAGACCTCCGTGCGGCACCTGTAGTGAAACGGGTTCAAGCCGAGGTTCGGAGGCAAGTCTTCCGTCTTGCCGGTGTACCGCTTCTGCCAGGTTGCCGCTGCCTTAAGTTCGTCTTTGGTCTTGGCCGCCAGGAGGTTGTCCGCCTGGCGTTTCAGATGGGCGACCTCGATCACGCGGCCGTTGAGGTCGCGGCAAATCTGGCTGGTATTCTTGTCAAGGACGGCCTGGATTCGAGCGTAGAGAATGCCGGCGTCGACGAACCCTTGAACCCGACCTATCGCGCGAGCCTTGGAAACCGTATGGTCGGCGAGGTCCGACCAGTATTCCGCATCGGCGTCGACGATGCCCCCCAGATCATCGGCCAAGCGCCGGGCCAGCTTGTCGCGGGAATAGCCCTCTTGCATAACCTCGGTGGTCGCACGTTTGAACTTCGGCATCAGGTCCGCTTCGGTGTGGTCCTTAATCCAAGTCAGATCGTGGCGGGCGATCGTGTTGATGGCGCGGTGGTCGGTTACGGTCAGCTTGTAGCCCGACTTCACGTCTCGGGCTGCGATCTCGAAAACATCGCGGACAACCGTCTCGGCGCGGCCGACCAGCGTGGTGCCCAGGTTGTCCACGCCGAGCCGGGTTTCCAGCGTCTGCATGACGACGGCAGCTTCCTCGGCGTCGACCGGCCCCGACATGCCCTTGATTGCGCCGATCGCCGCGGCGATGGCCGCGCGGCCCTCTTGCATGAAACGCCTACGGTAGAGCTGGCGCAGCAGTGCGCGGAGTTTCTCCGGATCGACGGTCGCTTTGCGGACGCCGGCGATGGCCGCCAGCAGGCGGGCTTGTGTCGAGGTGGACATGGTGGCCGGAGTGGTCACGGGCTCTCCATTACTGATCGAGCAGGGACAACTGCTGCCCCGCATCAAGTTGATTGCGGACTTTTTCCGTCAGGATCACTTCAATCGTCTCCCAAATGTAGTTGCACTCGCGGCATCGCCGCACGCGGCGAACCGCCTTTTTCAGACGCCTGGTTTCCGGCACTTTCGGCCGCTCGGCGCCGCATTGTGGGCACTTCATTTTGTTCCCCCGTTGTGAATCGAATCATCGCCATACGCGCGCCTTCCCGATCTTGCGGCTGTTCCCTTCGGCGAGGGCGATGGCCATCTCGCAGGAATCGGGGCCGTCGTCTTTGACCGCGGGCTCGTCGAAACCTAGGAACTGCTCGATCAATTCGTTCAGGTCCATGTCGTCAGGATCGTCCAGGAAGAGCAGCGCCCCGCGCTCCATCAGCGGTTGGAGGCGACCGATGCGGCCCTCCTTGGACACGGAATGAGTCATCCCGACCAGCGGCAGCCTGACGCCCTTCGTCCCCTCGATCCGCCGGATATCGTTCAACAGCAGCTTCTGCCAGGACTGGGTTTCAAGCCCCATCCGGGTTGGCTTGTAGAGGAAGAAAACGTGGAACAGCTCCGCGAAGAACTTCTCCAGCGTGGTGTGCCGGACAAAGGCCCGCACGACTAGGTAGAACGGTCCCTGTAGCCCACGAAATTCGGACGCGACCAACAGCGTGGTGACCGCTTTGCAGTCGTGTTTGGTCGTGCTTTCGAGGCTCGGGTCGGCCGCGGCGAATACCGCCGCGATCTTGGCTGTGGCCACTTCCTCGCGTTTGAAGCGGTGGATCATGTGTTCCTGGAACGTGGCATCCGGATCGTCGGCCGGCTCGTTCTGATACTCAGTGCGCCAGGCTTTGCTTCCAACGGTGGCGCGAATTTTCTTAAGGCGTTCGAGCGGAAAGCGTTTGTCCCACAGGCTTTTGCCCAGCTTGTCGATCGCCGACCAGGTGTGCGCGTTGACGCCTTCCCTTTTTTGCAGGATAGCCAGCCCGCCCCGCCGGCTGATGAGCGTACCGATCCAAGTCAGAATTCCGTCGTCGGGGTCTAGTGACGGGAATACCGCCTGGAGAATCCAGTCGATTCGCTCCTTGACCAGTCGCGGGTTCTTGACGCTCTTGTCTTTTTCGGGATCGTCGACGACGACGCGGCCCGGCCGGTGCTGACGATGCTTTTTCCCACGGATCGATTGCCCGGTGCCAAGCCCTAGGACGCGGCAGCCGGTGGTGGTGGTGAAATCGCCGTCTTCCCAGTCGCCCCGCTTTTTCATTTGGCCGAAGTCGGCAACCAGGCGGGGGTTTTCCTCCAACTCGACCTGAATAGCGGCGACTTCGTCGACGGCGGCGTCCTTCGTTTCCTTCACGATGATCTGGAACGGCGTGATGCCGAACACAACGCGGCGCAGCGTTTCGGCCGTAGTGACAAGCGTGGATTTGGCAAAGCCGCGCGGCGCCGCCAGGGCGTTGATGCCCGGTTTGTTGGCCTCGGTCAGCAGGTCTTTGTGAAATTGCGGCGTGTCCTGGGTGAAGTAGTGCGGCAGGTACGTGTGAAAGAAGAACCACGGGTCAGCCGCCGCCCGGGCTCGCCGCTCTTTGACCTCGTCGGGAGGTAGCGTCGACGCGTGCGCACGCATGGCCTGCCGGATGCCTTCCAGCTTCTCCAGCAGTTCTTTGCGGGTCCGGGGGCGTTTGACTTGCATCAGTCCTTCACTTTCTCCAGGAACTCTTCCCACACTTCAAAGATCACGGCGCGCGTCGCCTCGTCAGGGACGCGGCGGCGGACGAACGCGACGAACTCCCCGCCAGCGACCACCGCCGCTTCGAAAAGCCCGATGGTATCGGCCGAGTCGTTGACTGCCTTGTACAGCTTCTGTATTCCGTCGAGCACCGGAGGCGTTAGGGCCTCCGGGTTCGCCTCCTCCAACTCGGCCAGCTTCTTTTGCAACAGCCCCTTGAGGCGCTCGTGCACCGACTTCGGCCCGCCGAGAAACATCTCTCGCTGCTCTTGCCAGCCGCCCTTTTTCGCCCACGTCTGGACGGCCGATACGCTGACGCGAACACGCTTGGCGATCATCGCCGGCGACAGGCCGTCTTCGACATACAGCTTGCGAGCGACACCGCGCTCGGCAGTTTTAGCCCTCGGCATCAGACCACCTCCATTTTTTCCAGCGCCACAATCACATCGCTGGCGCGGGTGCGACTCAGGAAGCGCAGGTCCGAGACGCCGAATTTATGTTGTAGGAGTCGCCGCAGCGCGAGGGCCTTGTCATCGGCGCGGGCACGATCCGCCCACATCGCCTCGATCTTGCGGAGCTGCTTCGCGGTCGCCATGTTCCGGCGACCGTCCATTTCGCGATGCCGGCTTTTCCCCCGTCCGCCACGCCTACCCTCTCCGGTAAGGCGTCGCAGGACGGCCGACGCTTGGTCGCGGGTCATGCCGCGCGTCGACCGCTGGCCGGATACGTTTTCCACCACGTCGCGCAGCGCGTCCTCGTCCACGCCACTCCCGCGTGCGATCGTCCAGATCGCGCGAAGCTGGTCGGGCGTGATGGCCGGGCGATGTTGGGCGTTCATGAGGCGATCCCCTCTTCGGCGATTCCGACCTCGCGGTATTCCGGCTCCACGTATCGCCGCCCGAGGAACTTGAAGAGATGCCCCTCTTCGCGGAACGCCCCGACCGGCGCGCCGGTGCGCGGGTTGATCAGGCCGGTGCCGTCTGCTTTAAGGATCAGCCCGCGTTTTCGAGCCTCTTGCGCCAGGCGGATGTTGTGTTCTTTGGACCCGGTGCGGATGAGCAAGATCGTGGCCCAGGTGCTTTCCTTGGCCAGGTACAGATCAATCGGGATGCCGCTTTTCGTGGCGACGAACCGGACGATCTTGCCCGACAGCGCCAGGTCGGTGATTCGCCCGGCGTCTTGGAGATCGGTCAGCACCCGGTCGATCGCGCGTTGCTCGACAGTATCGGTATCGGCGAAAAAGCCGCGCTGTGGGGCCTGTACGCGCTCCAGGCGCGGGATCAGAACCATGTCAATGTCATGCACCATGTCCCGCCGCCGGCGCAGAGAACCGGCAATCTTGATGCGTTCACAAGCCGGCCGCAGGTTCTCCACGATGGCGGTCGCCACGTGGTGCGCGAGGGTGTACGGGAAGCGTCGCGTGGTCATAAAAGCCCCCGTTCGCCGCGGTAGCTCGGCCAGTTGCAGATGATGATTTCGGCGGCCTCCTGGCAGCGATCCCAGGCCCGCGCGCCCAGCACGTCGCAAAGCCGCAGGCCGCCCTTGCGCGCCCGCTCGATCGGCAGGTTGGTGGCCAATAGGAGCGGCTTCCCCGAGTTGTAGAGTTCGTTGAACAGGGTGAACGTGATTTCCTGCTGCGTCTGTGATTGCGCGGTGATCGGCGGGAGGCCGACGCCGTAATCGTCGATGATGACGAGCGGTCCAATGGTGCGGGCTCGAATAGCCGCGCGGATCGAGTCGGGGGCCGTTTTATCGCGCCGATCGGCACCGTACACGGCGCCGCGGATCGTATCGAACAACTCACCGGCGAAATAGACGCGTGGCAACCCGGCGTGATAGCCGTCGTAGACGTCCTCGCGCCGCGCGTGCCCTGCCATGTACCAGTAGGCCGCGGCCAACAGGTGGCTTTTTCCGCCGCCCGGCGGTCCCGACATGATGACCCACGGCCGCTTGCGCTTGGTCCTCTCCACGGCTGCCTGCGCGGCGGCCTCGATGCTGTCGCGGGCGTGCCGTTGTGCCGGGTCGGTCGTGCGGTAGGTGGAGAACCGCGCATCGTTGAAGCGTTCGCCGAAGGGGAATTGCCGACGCGCCAGGGCCAAGCCCAGGCGATGGAGCCTGTCGGCTTCCTCGCGCTCCAAACGCGCCAGGCGTTCGGGGTCGGCCGGGCGTATCCGTCGCAAAATTTGCTGGATCGCGTCGCCTCCGGTTTTGGCGGCCGGGGTGGTCACTTCGTTAATTCCTCGATGAACTGGTCGCAAGCCTGCATCGCCTCGTCAGCGGTCGGGTACGGCTTGCTGGTACAGGAGGTGAGATGCCCCAGCGGATGGCCTTTGTCGGTGTCGATCTCCCACAACCACTCGTTTTCGGAGATATGGTAAACGTCGGCCCGCCAGGTGATCGAAACCTTGGAGTGGCTGGGTTCAACCTGCTGCGCCATTTTCAGTTGTATGATCTCGACCCATTCCGGTTTCATCGTTCTTCCTTCCCCGCGCCGACGTTGCAGAATGCTTTGCCGGTGACCTTAAATTCGACGCGGTCTTTGAACTCGGCCTGCTTCCCCTTGTTCCACTCCGTGGTCGGGCGGTAATAGCCGACGACGCGGGACCAGACTTCGGTTCGGCGCTTGCATTTACCCAACGTCCACACCCTCCGGAACGTCCCACATCCAAATACCCTGCCGGCCACGGGCGGGGATCGGTGCGTCGAACGCGATCGGGTCGCGCAGGACCCAACCGAATTGATCGGTTTCCCACCACGCGGCGTCGTTCGCGGTTTCGACTTCAAGCGCACCCTCGGGCAACGGGCGAATGACGCCCGCCAGGCGAACGGTGCCAAGAACCGCGCCGCACGGCCAACCAGCGGGAAGGCGGCCGTATTTGGCCACACACCGGTTGACAGCCTGCGTGAAATAATCGCGGCCGAATTTCTCATCGAGATCGGAGGTGTCAAGCACGGGTTCGAAAGTCAGCCCCGCATGTATTGCGATGCGCTGGCCGATCAATTTCTCCGAAGGCCGCCAGCCTCGATTTTCAACCGTCTTGCCGGCGAAGATGAGCGACGCCCAGGGTTGCCAGATCGTGAGGGCGGGCATCCGTTGGCTATTTCCGGCCGACATGCCATCCCCAGTGCTTGCCGATCGGTAGCTGTTCGATCGTGAATTCGGCCAGGGCTTCTTCGATCTCGTGGCGCGACCAGCGGGAAACCCTCTGCGGCGTCTCGGCGTAGGCCGCGTCGGCGTCGTCTTCGCAGGCCGGAAGCTGGAAAATCAGGATGCCGCCGGGCCTGAGCACCCGGTGCGCGTCGGCGATCACTTCTCGCACGACGTCACGCGGCAAGTGCTGGAAGACGCTCTTCGAGAAAACCACATCGACCGACCGCGCCTTAAGCGGGAACGACCGGCCGTCGCACAGCTTGTAGTCGGGTGTGCTCGCGTAGACCGGGCTGAATGTGGTCGCCTTATCCACCATCGTCGCGGATGCGTCCACACCCACAACACGGCCCAATTCTTGGGCCAACCAAAGGGTTAGCCTGCCCAGCCCGCAGCCGTAGTCGACCAGCCGAACCCGCATCAGCGGTTTGTTTTTGATGTGCTTGGCGACCTCTTTCAGCACCGCCTGAGTTTCGAGGAAGCCGTTGCCGAGAAACTGCTCGAAGTTTTGGCAGTGGCCGCCGGTGATCAGGCGGATCGGGTCCTTCTCCGCAGCTTCTTCCCACCATTCGATTGCCTGCTCGGGCGTGAATTTGTCGGTCATCCTGTTCTCCTTTTTTGGTAGCGGTCTAGAATTTCCTTGGTCATGGCGGCGACGTTTTTCACGCGCCCCGTGATTTGGTTTGGGTGCATGCGGTAGTGGTTCCAGATGTCGGGGCGCTTCTCGATGCGATGCCCGGCGGCCTGGAGGCTGCACCACAGGGCCAGGTCTTGCGCAACGGGGATCGACTCGTCGTAGCCGCCCATCTCAATGATGGTGTGTTTGCGAAACATCACGGTGGGGTGGCAGATCGGCCAGTTGCCTTCCCAGTAATCCCAGATGGGTTCGTTTGGGCGCAGATCGCTACGCGGCATAGCCGCAAGCCGGCCCTCCGGCAGCAGGCGCATCATGTCGCCGCAAAGCACGGTGATGCCCGGATCGGCGCTCATGATGGCGAATTGCGCGGTCAAGCGACCGGCGGGCATGATGTCGTCGGCGTCGGCGCGGGCGACCAGTTCTGCACGTGCCGCTTCCAGGCCGACGTTGAGCGCGACAGGGATGCCGCGGTTTTTGGGCATGTGAATGACGCGGACATGCCGGCTCGGCGCGACGGCGGCGATGATCGCGTTGGCCAGGGCCAAGTCGGTGACGCCATCGTTGACGATCACCAGTTCATGATGGACGCCGGTTTGTCCGACGATCGAGGCGACGGCGGCGTTGAACCATTCCGGTTTCACGCCGTCGCCGACAGGCATCACAACCGAAACATCGGGGACGAGGTCGCCCTGTGCATCGCGCGCCGACTTCGCGGGTTTCAGGTGGCGGTCGTACACCTCGCGGTACTGGTTGAGCATCCGGCGCTTGTCGTACAGCAGCGTGGCACGCGCCCGGCCGCGCCGGGCCATCTCGACGCACGTGGCCCGGTTGCGGCGCAAGTCGTCTACGGCGGCCAGTAGCGCGGCGTCGTCATCGGCGATCACCCCGGCCGAGCCCACCGTTTCGGGCAGCCCCTCGATGTTGCGCGCGATCACCGGGACGCCGCAGGCCATCGCCTCCACGGCGACGAGCGACACGCTGTCGCGCCCGGAGGGCACCAGTATGGCGTCCAGTTGGGTGTAAATGTCAGGCATCTGGTTGGGCGGGATGTCGCCGTGAAGGTGCACCCCACGGATGCATCGCGCGGCGTCCTGGACACGCCGGCCGCAGCGGTCGTCCAGGCCGCGTCCGATGAAATGCACGACGACTTGGCCGCGGTGCCGCGGCAGCCAGCTTTGCAGCGCCGCCAGAAAAGGCAACGGCACTTTGTCCTCGCGCAGGCGCCCGACGATGCCGACGTGGAAGCGGCCGTCCGGCTGTGGGCGTTTGCCAGGCCGGTAGTGTTCGAGGTCCACGCCGTGGCGTATCTGCGCGTCCGGGCCACAAATAGGCACGGCCCATGCGGGCGCGTTCAGGTTACCGGGCCAGCCGTGCGGCGTGCCGAGGATCGGGAACATGCCGAACAGGTTGTGAATGCCCCAAGGGTTTTCGGGGTAGTGGTGGTGGATCAAGTCCGGCTGCAGCCGCCGCAACACGGCCTCGGCCTCGTCGGAGGTTTCGGCGGGGTGGAAGGCGACAAACTCACGCAGATAATCCCACGTCGCGTCCGAGCCCTTGGCGCGGTGCACGATGTGCAACTCGGCCCAGTCGCGCGCCCACTCGCACAGGTTGGCGATGACGCGCTGCGCGCCACCGACGCACATGTTCCACGGAATGACGTGGGCGATGACGGGCTTGGTCATGGCGTCACCCCGGCCAGTTGCGCGGCCAGGCACACGATGGCGAGCACCGCCAAGGTGGCCAGCCACAGCCGTTCGAGCCGCCTCGCGGTGTCGCCCAAGGTCCAGCGATAAACGAACCGGTTCATTTGGCCTCCAATACAAGTTTGCGCACCGGGTAAAATTCGCATTCCGAGTTGCAGCCGAGGTCGAGGTGGGGGCAGCCGTCGCACCGGGCTTCGACTCCCTGCCGAATCGTCAGCAGCTTGGAGCGTAGCGCGCCGACCCCCTCCTGGAGGAGCCGCTCACGGTCGGTTTCATGCGGCGTCGTCATCGCTCTTCGCTTTCAACGCGGCTTGGATTTTCGCGCGGTCTGCCGGCCAGTGGAAAACGGGCGTTTCCATCCCGCGCGCGTAGCCGTATTCCTGGCATGCGCCGGGCGACGACTGCCAACCCGGCAGCATCACCACCGCATCGACGCATTCCAGATGCTCAAAGCAGGCGCGCATGAAAAAGTCATGCGTGGCCTCGCCCTCCAGCCACGCGTAGTTGGTGTGTGGGCAAAAAACGGCAAAGCCCGCCCGGATCAATTCGGCCAGCACCGCGCGGGCTTGGCGGATGTTGTCGGCGATCTGCTCGTCCGTGTCGGCCGTGTACGGCCCGGCGATGTAGGCTGTTTTCACTTTTCGGCGTCCTCGTCGGCGGTGCGGACGTAAAAGCGCAGTGGCCGCACGATGCGTGCGCCGGCGGCGGCCAGGGCGTCGGGGCCTAACGCTCGCAGTGCGGTCTTGTTGATTTTCGTTTTGACCGACAGCGCCTCGCGCGGCACCTTATCGATCGCGGACTTGGGCACCTCGATGCGGGGCACTGTGCGCTCGCCGATGCGGCCGTCTTGCAAGTCGAGGCAGCGGGACTTCGGCGCGCGGTGCTGGCGGTAGAACCCTTCCAGCCGCGCTTTCGTGTCCTTCTGCTTTTTCCGCAGCGCGGCGGTGTCGATGGCCAGCAGATCACGGGTGGCGGTGATGGCGTCCTCGGCGGCTTGTTCCATATTGCGGAGTTGGTCGCCCAGACCGCGATACTTTAGCAGCCACCCGTTTGCCCGGCGCTTTTCAGCATTCGTCGCGGTTTGCACACTGTTGCTCTTGCGTTTCATTGGGTTCCCCCTTTCACCAGGTTCTTGCCCGGCAGGTATTTGG